TGTCCTCTGAAGGAACGTCATAAATTTCACTCATTGTTTAACTCCAACTTGATAGCATGATTGAGACGGACATGTCACTTGTTAACATTTCGCCCGCAACACCTGATAAAACAGTGGGTGCGGATACATTGCCAACAATAACGCTTAATGTAGTTGATGCTGCTAGTTTGTTAAATACACCAACAGCCATATCTTCAATGCCATTTAGATTTCCTTGATTGTCTAACATTGGCACGATCATTACAATTTTAAAATTTGCTTTAGGTGCGACGGTACTGTAAGCGTTATTAGATGGCTCAAGATATACGTCGTCCGGTTGAATAATTACTGAATTTGCAATGGGAGTGGCAGGCGGAAAGGAAAATACCTGCCACACCCCAGCGTTTTCCAACGCCGTCGCAAGGGTTGACCTAAGGGTTGTAACGGCAACCGGCATTAGCCAACCAAGCCATTCGGTGATAAGTGATTTGCTAACAAACCTCTTACTCTTGCTATTAAAGTGTTTCCCATTCTATAAGGACTTGGTTGGAAATCTGGAGAAATTCCACCAGCGTTTGACGCCTGTCTTGCTTGCCAAATATCGACTGCAATCATTGCTGAACTTTGTCTAACTTCTGGAATAGTTGCATAATCAACATTTGTAGCCGCTGAGATTGTTCCGTAAGGTCTTACAACTCTTTTAGTTTCTGTTGAAACGTGAGTTATTGCGTATGAAATTGAATAATCTGTTATCGCGGTAACTGTTTTGTTTCCACCGTTATAATGTGCCGCTACATTTTCTACCGTTACAGTTTCGCCTAATTGAATGTTATGTTTTTGGTCTGTATAAAGAGTCGCTAAAGTTGTTGTACATTCTCTCGCAATTACATTGTAATCATTAAACCACAAATAGCCTTTGACAATATTTTCGGCAGCCTGAGCCACTTCTTCCACTACTGAGTCAGAATATAAACTTCCTATTCCAAGTAATGTCCGAAGTTCGGCTTTAGTAACATATGTTGCCGGCAAAATTTTGTCCTTTCTTAAAGTAAAGGGACGAAGGCTTCCAACGCCCCTTTACAGGTTATCCCTAGTGAGGAAAGTTTATGCAACCATCCACTTGTAAGCACCGGCTGCAACTTTATTAGCAATTGCGCCATAGCCATAATAAGCAACTTGGATTTGACCTGTTGAAATTAGGTTTGTCTCCAAGCGGTACTTGCTTGACTCGTACCAAGTAAATGATTCAGGATTTAGAACTATAATTGAAGCGTCGCCAGTTCCTGATAGGTAACGTGAAACACGAAGGTTTAATCCACCAATGTTTCCGCGAACGTTAGTTGGTGTTAGGTTTCCTGATGCGTTCTGAGGATTAATGGTTTGTGTGAATACTGCACGATTTGAACCGTCAACCAAGCCCATCAATGCGCCCCATTGTTCAGGTGAAACTACAATGTTTTGCGCAAAGCCAAGAGTTCCTGAGTAAATAGAAACTGCTGCATCAGAAATAAAATCTTGAATGTTTGCTGCTGACATTGTGCGGTTGCCGCCATCTGTTGCAACTTGAGCAATTACGTTTCCAACTGCTGCGTCTGTTGCTTTAGCGTAAGCAAACTCCATTTGACGTACCAACTCTGAGAAAAACGCTGGAGATGATCTGTCTAGAATTTCTGTCGAAAATGTTTGCTGTCCGGCGTACTTTTTGACTGAAACGCTTAAGAAGGAAACGTTTTGGTCTGTATCTGATGGCGCTGCGCCTTCGGCTGTCTCTGCAACTGTTGGTGCTTGAGTTAGTTTAGGAATTTCAAAAGTCATACCTGCATCAGGTAATGCACCACTTGAAATAGAATCAATAAATGGACGATCAGCGTTTGATAATGGGTTAATTACCTCAGTCAATTGACGTGTTGGAACTAAACCTGCGTTGTCAGTTGTGTCCGCTGCGGCTGCCAAGTATTGACGTGCCTGATCATCATTTAGATAAGTTGCGCGAAGTGTGTTCTCTAGGAATTTTTCCTTTGTGAACTCAAGACGTGGCTTTGTGTAAATTGGTGCTGCTATTGTTGGGCGAGAGGCTTCAACCGCTGGGGTCTCTACTACCTCTGACGCAACAGTTGTTTCAGGTGTTGTGTTTTCCACAATTTCCTCATTTTCTGTTTTGGTTTCGGTTGATTCTGCCTCTGCGTTTGACGCAGCGACTGAAGTTACAGCGGCACTCTCAAAAGCGGCAGCCTGAACTAGGCTAACTTCCATGAGTTTTGCTGAACTAACTCTATATATTCCATTAGTGTTTTTTCCTTTAAGTACTTCAACACCAACACTCAAGCCGGAACGTAAATTTTCAGATGCCTCAATAAGGCTATCAGTTCCACGAGTTGTATTAGAAACTTTAAATTCTGCGTAAATACCTGACTCATCTTCTTCAACTTTTTTCATTCTTCCAATTGGAGATTTAGGGTCATGCTCAAGTAATAACTTTACTTTTGTTGGTTCATCAATTTGAATAGAACCTTTTTCAAAAATTACTTTACCAACTGAGGTATTGCCAATTTCATTTTCAAACGGCACAATTTTACCTGAAATGATACGACGAGACTCTGAAGCCTCTAAATCTGCACTAAAGTTAATTATTTCCATTTGGGCTTAGTTCTTCCATTTCTCTCGCTTGTTCAACGGTTATTAAACCAAGGTTTAACATTTTTTCAATTACATTTAATCTTTCTAAAGGATTGGCTCTTAAAAATCCGGAATCCATGTCAAAGGCAATAAATTGAGTATTTGGTGACAGATCATCCATGCTGAGGCGAGTCTCAACGGCGCTTACATAAGGTTGTAAAGATAGCGCTACAAATTGACGTCTTTCGTCTTGAACATTGGAATATGTCATTGAATTATTTTGATCTGCACTTATGTAATACGCCGGAACATTGCACAAACGACTGATTTGAGTTGCCATGTACTGCAATGAATCGTTGTAGGTCATATCCTTCGGTGAAAATGAAGTTGGTTGAAATTCTAAACTTGAAGTTAAATAAGCGGTTGATCTTTCAGAACGACTGCGACGCCATGCGGCTAATAAACCGGCAACTTCTTTTTCTCCAAGGTCAGCGCCGTTATTTTTTAAGATACCCGCTGGAGTGGGAACTGATGCTGCATTTGCGGCGGCTTTTTCTAAATCAATTGCTGCTCTTAAAATTCTAGCGCCCGCATGTAAAATTCCATCAATAGGAGATTGGAAGGTTACAAGTGAGCCAATTCCTGACATTGGTCTTTCGCGTCCATCAACTGTATAAAAATCAACAAAAGTGTTCAATTTATTTAGTTGAACTTGAACGCGTGTGTTATTAACAAAATCAAAACGTGCTGGACGGTTATCATCTTGATAAACTTCAGTAACCTCTAAATAAGCGCTACCATAGAATAAAAGTGCGTCAACTAATGCGGTGATAATAACGGAATTAGGTGCAGACTTAGACAATTGATTTACCCAAGGTAAATTAGGTAATTCTTCTTTTGTTGCCTTGGAATATGTGCTGAGTTCCATTGTGCCAATTGTTGTTGCAATTAAGTTTCTGCAACGCATAACCGCTGGTACGGAAATTGCTTCATCTCTACTTACTGATTGAAATGGAGTAAATTGAGAATAATAATTAAATGGGTCAGTTACAACCGGTGGCGCTAATTGCGCGGTTATTTGTGGTTTTGGTGAAAGTCCTACTAAATCGCGGAAAAATCCCATTAGACAATTATATCAGAAACATTAGACAAAAATCTTGGGAACTGAAATAGGCTTGCTTAACATGTGAACAATCATTGCGCTTGAAATACTAGCCGCGACGCATCCGGCTGATTTGCGTCTTATAATTCTCCAACCGGCATCATTTGTTTTAGCGGCGCAATTGTTCATACTGTTTACCCACTCAGGTTGACCAGAATGAATTAACCTCAAATTGGAAAGACTGTCAGCAAGTTCCCCGCAGGCTTGATAAAAGGCTTGACCGCTAATATCAACTAATTTATGACCACTTTGCTCTAACTTTTGGGCAATTGAAGCGGTGGCGTATTTATCGTAAGCAATTTGGACTGGGCGGTATTTCATTGCCCAATCGTGAATAGCACTTGCCATTTTAACCTCATCAATTGCAACTTCAGAACTAAAGGTTTCCATAACTCCAATTGCAATTTTGCCGTCAACTATCTGACCGGCAACTAATGCGCCTGTTCTTTTGCTTGGACTTACATCAAACGCCATTACAGTCATTGCACCTACTGGCAACACCAATTCTGATACCGAACAGGCTTCAATTGCGCCAAAAGTCCAAGGACTGACCTGCGAATCAATCCACATACACAAAGTTTCAGTCAAAGTGGCTTCAATTGAGTTAGTAGCAATAGATTCTTCAATTGCTTCCTCAGTTACGGTGTAACCAAGTGCTGGGTTAGCCATTGCCCAAAATTTACGGTTTCTGATGTCCTGTCTTGCTGCTAATGGTGCTGAGTACTCCCAGAATCCAAATGTTTTACTTGGGTAATCCATTGCGCGTTCCCTAAGATCATTCAGAACTGTTGAGAACGCATCACCGGCGTTACTGGTAAATAATGTTTGTGAATTAGGTCTGGCTCTTGTTACTGGAACAGCCGCTTTAAATGCTTCTTCGCTTACCTCACGTAACTCATCCATGTAGAGGAAGTCGGCGGTTTTTCCGCGGCTTCCGTCGCGAGTGGCTGCAACTATTTCATAACGTGCGCCATTGAGTAAGGTTATTGATTCTTGACCATTTGCGTATCTAATGCGCCTTACTTGGGCTTTTAGGAAATCATTGTCCTCAATAGTGTTGGCAACCTGCCTAAATGTATCTAACGCCATATTTCGATTACTAGACATTGCAATTATGTTCTTTTCGCCAAATATAAACAAACCTGCCAAAATTCTCATTCTGGCAAGGTGAGTCTTACCTACTTGGCGTGCGCATAGCAAAAGATTTGATTTGCGCTGGAACATACCCTCTTTATCAACTTTTAACATATCTTCCAAGACGTAATGCTGCCAAGGAAGTAAAGGCATACCAATTTTCTCTGCTAACTCAGCCACCTCTGCAATTCTGGATTCACCTTTAATAGGTGGGCTTTGAATTCGGGGTTTTGTTAAACCTAAAACCTTTTTTGTCGTCGCCCCTCGTTGCGCGGGTTTCTTCTTGGCTTTTGTAGGTTTCTTTTGTTCACTCATGGTTTTTGAAAAGGTGAGTCCGGCTTTGTTCCGACCGTCTCAGGGAGAGAACGTTCCAAAAAGGCAGGGGGGGTAGAACGTCT